CTCGCGGCCCCGCGTGACGATCAACCCGCTCTGCCCGGCCTCGATAGCGGCTGGGGCGACGATCTGCCCCCGATCAACAGAAGGAACTGACCATGCTGGATCTGAGCCGGAAGGACTGGGAAGCGCGCCTGCGTGCTGGCCGGTCTCTCCTGCCGGATCTCGAGCCAGTCAATCCCGAACTCGCGGCGCGGGCCGTGCGCTGCTTCGACCGGCTGCGCATTCCTGATGTGCCGGTACTCCTGCCATGGCGGAAGCTTGCGGCGACTGGTTCCGCGAGATCCTCTCTGCCCTGTTCGGCGCGCTCGATCCCAACACAGGTGCGCGCGCCATCCAGGAACTGTTTCTTCTGGTGCCGAAAAAGAACAGCAAGACGACTAACGGCGCCGGGCTGATGCTGACGGCCGTGATCGTCAACGAGCGGCCGAACGCAGAATTCCTGATCGTCGCGCCTACAAAGGAAATTGCTGATCTCGCCTTCAGCCAGGCGCTGGGCATGGTGCAGAACGACCGCACGCTGATGCAGCGGTTCCACGCGCAAACGCATCTCAAGCGCCTGACCTTCCGCACGACCGGGGCGACACTACAGGTCAAGGCGTTCAGCCCAGACGTCATGACCGGCGTGAAGCCCGCAGGCGTGCTGGTCGATGAGCAGCATGTCATCGCCATGCGCAACGATGCGGGCAGTGTCATGCGCCAGATACGCGGCGGCATGATCTCGCAGCCCGAGGCGTTCCTGGCCATCATCACCACCCAGAGCGACGGGCCACCGAGAGGCGTGTTCGCGCAGGATCTGATCCGCGCCCGCGAGATACGCGATGGCAAGCGCTTCCAGCCGGTCCTGCCGGTCCTGTACGAATTGCCGCCTGATATCCAGCAGCCCTCGAAACTGCCCGGCGAGGCCGCGCCCTGGGAAGATCCCGCCTACTGGCCGATGGTCCTGCCCAATCTGGGGCGGTCGATCACGCTGGATCGCCTCAAGCGCGAATATGAGGACGCACGCGAGAAAGGCGTGGGCGAGCTGGCCAGCTGGGCCTCGCAACATCTCAATGTCGAGATCGGCCTGGCCCTGCGCTCCGATCGCTGGGTCGGTGCCGATTACTGGCAGGGCGCAGGCGACGACACACTGACCCTCGAAGCCCTGATCGAACGCTGCGAGGTCATCGTGGCGGGCATCGACGGCGGCGGCCTCGACGATCTGCTGTCGCTCGCTGTCCTGGGGCGTGATCGTATAACCGGGCAGTGGCTGCACTGGCAGAAAAGCTGGGTGTTCGAGGGCGTACTCGCACTGCGCAAGCGCGAGGCCAGCCAGCTGCGTGACTTCGAGACGCAGGGCGATCTGGTCATCACGGCCGAGCCCGGTACCGATATCGACCAGCTGGTGGCGGTACTCGGCACGATCGACCAGAGCAACAAGCTGGCGATCGTGGGGCTCGACCCGATGGGCGTGGGCGCCATTGTCGATGCGCTGGCCCAGATCGGCATTGCCCATGAGCGCGTGGTGGGTATCTCGCAGGGCTGGACGCTCTCGGGCGCCATCAAGACCGCCGAGCGCAAGCTGGCGGATGGCACGCTGTGCCACGGTGCGCGGCCGATCATGGGCTGGGCTGTCTCGAACGCGAAGGTGGAGCCGAGAGGCAATGCCATCATCATCACCAAACAGGCGGCGGGCTATCTCAAGATCGACCCGCTGATGGCGCTGCTCAATGCCGTCACGCTGATGAGCCGCAACCCCGAGCCGCCCGGTGGCGGCCGGATGGATGACTTTCTCTCAACCGGGATCATTGCCGTATGAGCATCGCCACAAGACTGCGCGGCATGGCCTACAAGGCCGCAAGCGCGGCGTTCCAGTCCCTCACGGGCGTGTCCCTGACCGATCTGCGCCTAGGCGCTTTCATGGCGGGCGGGCCGAGCATTGCGGGCCAGAGCGTCTCGGTCGATACCGCGCTCCAGCTCGACACGGTCTGGGCGTGCATCCGGCTTTTGTCCGAGACCATCGGCTCGATGCCGCTCAAGCTGCACGAGCAGCAGGGCGACGGGCAATCGTCTTTGGCGCGCGATCATCCGCTTTATCGCGTGCTGGCCCGCGCGCCCAATGCCGATATGACGCCGATCGAGTTCTGGTCGTGCATGGCTGCGTGCTGCCTCGCCTGGGGCAATGGCTTCGCCAGATCATGCGGCGTGGTGACGGGCAGATTGTGGCGCTCAACCCGCTGCGGCCCGACCGCATGACCGTGCAACGCGCCCCCAATACCGGCGCGCTGGTCTATCGCTACAGCTACCAGGGCAAGACGCTCGTGCTCGATGAGGGCGACATCTTCCACATCAAGGGTTTCTGTTTCGACGGGCTCATGGGCATTTCACCGCTTACGGCCGGTCGGCAGTCCATCGGGGCCGCACTCGCCGCAGAGGAAACGGCGGGGCGCATGTTCAGAAACGGGCTGCTCTCGCAGACCTATATCTCTGCCCCGACCTATCTGACCATACCGCAGAAGGAACAGGCCAAGACCATTCTGGCCGATTATTCAGGCGCGATGAACGCGGGCAAAACGCCTTTGCTCGAGGGCGGCTGGAAGGTCGAAAGCATCGGGCTCAAGGCCGAGGATCTGCAGCTGCTGCAAACCCGCCAGCTGGGCGTTGCGACGCTCTGCCGGTGGTTCGGGGTGCAGCCCGCCATGATCGGGGCCATGGAGAAATCCACGGCCTGGGGCACCGGGCTGGAGCAGATGAATCTCTGGTTCCTGCAATACGGTCTCATGCCCTGGCTGCAACGCATTGAGCAGGCCGTTTCGCGCTGCCTGCTCGCGCCTGCCGAGCGCGATCGGTATTTCGCCCGGTTCAATGTCGATGCGCTCATGCGTGGCGATAGCACGGCACGCGCCAGCTACATGCAGAGCGCGCTCCGCTCGGGCTGGATGACCGTCAACGAGGCTCGCGCCAATGACAATCTGGCCCCCATGCCGGGCGGCGAGGTGCTGATGGTGCAGGCCAGATGATCCCGCTCACCGATATCGGCAAGCCCCGCACCCTCACCGGGTTCGGCTCGGGTGGCCAGGGTCCGCCCGGTAACGATCCAGCGCCAGGCCCCCGCAAAGACCTGACAGGAGATGACAATGAGTGAGTATCTCGCCGCCCCGTTTGAGTGGAAATTCGCCCCCAACGCGCCCGAAGGCAGCTTCGAGGGCTATGGCAGCGTGTTCGGCCACAAGGATGCGCATGGCGATATCGTGCTGCCCGGTGCCTTTGCCGAAACGCTGGCCGAGCGCAAGGCGCAGGGGCGCAGCATTCCGATGCATGTCATGCACGGCATTCTGGGCGGTGACGGCCTACCCGTGGGCGTGTGGGACGATGCAAGCGAAGACGCGCACGGCCTGCATCTGCGCGGGCGTCTGTCGGGCATGGATACCGATTACGGGCGCAGGCTTTACGGGCTCGTCAAGGACGGCGCGCTCGGCGGCCTCTCCATCGGCTTTTCCTTACGCAAGAACGGCGCAACTTTCGGCACCGATCCGAAAGGCTCGCGCCGTCAGATCAAGGCCGTGAACCTGCACGAGGTCAGCCTCGTGGACGACCCGTCAAACGCTCTCGCCCGCGTGTTCGAGATGCGCAGGCGCTTTTATCCCGCAGCCGCAGCTTCCCGAGCTGATTGCAGAAATACGCGCTGCCAGCCGGGCATTGAGCGAGGCAACGCGCGCCAGATTCACCCTGCCGACCCGCGTGGGGCCAGCCGGTCAGGCTGATCGCTCCGGCGCATCTCACTATCCATCCAGAACACGGAACAGGGCGCCTCGAGCGCCCTTTTTCATGAGGAAAACCCCATGTCCGATTACGAACAGGCCGCCCGCGAACTCAAGGCCGCGACCGATGAGGTCAAGCGTTTTGCCGAGGCCTCCACCGCCGAGCTGAAGAACCTTGGCAGGGTCACGGAAGAAACCAAAGCCAGTGCAGACAAGGCCTTGGCCGAGATGAACGGGCTTTCGGCCCGCCTGGCCGATATCGAGCAGAAAACAGCTCGCCGTAGCGGCGACGCCGAGAGCAGGCCTCTGAGCTTGGGCGAAGAGTTCATGGCCAGCGAAGCGGCACGCGACCTCAAATCCTCATTTCAGGGGCGGGTCAGGACCGAGATGGAACGAAAGGCGCTGACGACAGGGCCTGCCACCATGGGCGCGACGACGTCTGCCGGAACATCCCTCATTCCTGCGATGCGTTTGCCGGGTATCGATATGATCCGCCTGCCGCAACCCACCTTGCGTAGTCTCATCCCCTCCGGAGCGACTTCGTCACCCATTATCGAATTCGTACGGCAGAAAAGCTTCAGCAATAAGGCCACGCCGGTCGCTGAAGGCGCGGCCAAGCCGTATTCGGATATGAGTTTCGAGCTCAGCCGGGCGAATGTCGCGGTCATCGCCCACTTGTTCAAGGCCTCGAAGCAAGCTCTCGACGATGCTCCTGAACTCGTCTCGATCATCAATGCGCAGGGCGTTGCGGGGCTGGAACAGGTCGAGGAATACCAGTTCATGTACGGCGACGGGACGGGGGCGAATATCCTTGGCCTCATGAAGCAGGCTACAGCTTTCGCGGCGCCAGCCGGTCTTGCAGTCCCGGATGCCGCTCTCGATACGATCCGGATGGCCATGCTGCAGGCTTCGCTGTCGCTCTACCCGGCAACCGGCATCGTCCTGCACGAGATCGACTGGTTTCGTATCACCTCCGTCAAGGACGGCATCGGCCGCTATGTCCTCGGCGACCCGCAATCCGTCGCGACGCGGTCCCTGTGGGGTCTACCGGTTGTCGTCAGCAACACGATCCGACAGGGCGATTTCTGGTGGGTGCCTTTGCCACCGGTGCGCAGATTTTCGACCGGCAGTCTGTCGCGGTCGAGGTTGCCACTGTGGGTGACGATTTCGAGAAGAACATGGTCACCGTTCGTATCGAAGAACGTACCGGCCTCGTCGTTTATCGTCAGCAATCCTTCATCACCGGTACCCTTCCGCCGGATGCCACGGCGGCAAAGAAAGCCTGATCGGGGGCTTCGCCATGACGCTCATCATTCTCGAAGCCCCTGCCGAGGGGCTGACCCTGGCGTCGCTCGATGCGTTGCGCGAGCAGCTGTCGGGCGAGCCTGCCGCTCAGATCAGCGATCTGGCGCTGAGCGAGTATCTGGCGCAGGCCACGGCGCTCGTTCAGTCCATGCTGGGCCGTCCGGTTCTGGCGGGCCTGTATCGCCAGACCTTGCGCGTCGGGGATGGCGAGCGCAGGCTTTCTCTCGCCCTGGCCGTCACGCCGCTGATCGCGATCGTCGACGTGACGCAGGACGGGTTTACCCTCGACCCAGGGCCGGATGGCTGGGAATCCGGCGCATCATCCGGGCTGCTCTACCCGTCGTCCCTGCAGGCGCCTGGTGGTGGCCGGGGCGCTACCGCGTGACCTATAGGGGCGGCTGGATCGTGCCGGGTATGAAAGACTGTCACGGCAACGATCTCTCCTCCACCGTGCCCGCCGATATCCGCGCTGCCACGCTCTCGACGGCCCGTGCCCTGTTCTACACGGCGCAGCGCGGCGATCCGCTCCTGCGTTCGGAAAGCGAGCAAGGCGTGGGGGCGAGCAGCTGGGCCACGCCTGATTCAAGCCTGGGTGGTCTGCCACCCGATGCCGCAGCCATTCTTGCCCGCTATGCGCAGGCGGGTCTTTCGTGAGCGTGGGCGCAAGCCGACGCAGGCGGCAGATCCTGCGGGCCGGTCGATCCATGGTGCTGAGCCGGGCCGATCTCTCAGAGAGCCTGACCGTCACCGGCTATGCACCGCCCCCGCAGGCGGCGCAGCTGGCCGAGGGCGCAGGCAAGGCCCCGTTCATCGTCCAGATCACCGCCGATGAAACGGCACGCAGCGGCTACACGCCTCGGTCGGGCGATCAGCTGCGTGACGGGCTCAAAACCTACACCCTGACCGATGCCAGCCCGGTTTATGACCGGGTCACGCTTTGCGGTTGGACCCTTATCGCTTCGGGAGGCTCGTAATGCTGTCCGCAATTGTCTGGAATGACGCCTATGCCCGCGCTTCGCTTGCAGCGGAGAAGCAGAACATCCCGCTGGTCGATGTGCTGATGCAGCCACCAGGGGACCGCCCTCCGCTCCATTGGCGCATGGAAGCCCAGACCAGCCGGTCTGACCGCCTCGGTCTGGGTGAAACCGCCATGGAAGAGGAAGGCGAGATCGCGCTGCATCTGACGATGCGCGTGGGCAGGATCTCGACACCCGATGCCCTGACCCACTGCACGGCCATGAGCGCGATGTTTCGCGCGCAGCAGGCCGACGCGCTGCCTTGGCCCGAGGGCCTCTATTACGACGGGCAAAGCCTCTACCCGCCCGATCCCGACACCACCGGCAACTGGATCAGCATGAGCCTGATGATCCGTTACCGCTATCAGGATCGAATAATCCGCGAATCAGATTGAAATAGTTTGTCATGATATACGCGGCCTTCTAGCTTTCTACTTCCATGAGCTTATGGAGGAAAAAACGATGGACGCCGGTCCGCGCATCTTCATTGCTGCACTCTTCGCTGCTCAATTCTCATTGATAATAGCCCATGCACCGCCGCGCTTTTCTTTTATCGCTGAGAGTGCGGCCTACACGTCGATCCTGGCTGCCCTCGGGGGATGCGCTGTCGCCTATGTGATAGCCAGATCGACAGCCGGCGTAAAAGGGAGACGTCATCGTCTCTGATCTCAGCCGGGATCGACTACCAGTTCTTTGCAAAGCCGCCCCTTCCGGGCGGCTTTTTTCATGCGCGCAACATGGCGGCGACGACCCGCACTCATGAACGGACCACCACCGCCATCTCCTCCCCTGAAAGGCACAAGATGAAATTCTTCTCTCTTGCGGAGACCGCTGCTGGCAGCGGTCTTTTCGCGTTGTCCGGTGCTGCCCTCGACGCGCCCGGCACCTCAGTCGCCCTGACCAGGACCGCGAAGACGGTTGCGGCCGGGCTTCGTGTCGCTGTCGCCCCTTATCGGGCCATGAGCGGCATGCCCGCCCCGGTCGCGCCTGCGGGCGCCGAACAGGGCCAGGCTTATGAGCTGCTCATCGAGCAGGCCGACGATGCGGGCATTTTCGCCACCGAAAAGCAGATCCTTGTGAGCGAGACCAGCGATGCGGCGATGACGGCCTACGCGCTGCAGCTCTTTTATGGGCGCCGCGTGGCACTCACGCCCCAGCTCGAGGCTGCGACCGACACGAAGCCGGACCAGGCCACGCCCGCCCCGTCAAACCCCGGCAGCGTGTCCTCATCCGGGGCGCAGACATCCGGCGCAGCGTCAGCTCGGGCGGCTCTGCGAGTTCGGGTGGTGCCGTCACCTCGGGGGGCTCGGTCTCCAGCTCGGGCGCCGGTGCGAGTAATTCCTCTGGCGTGAAGGGCGCGTGATATGAATTTTACTGGAGCCACTGCCGGGTATCAGGCCGGTGTGCAGGCCAATGACACCCGGCTCGCCTATGCCCGCGAGGCGACTTATGGCGTCGCGCCGAAAATCGCCTATAAGCGCCTGCGCCTGACCGGCGAGAATTTCCGGCGACAGAACAACCGGCAGCGCCCCGAGGAAATCGACCCGCACTGGGAGGCCTCTCAAGCCGTCACAACGCAGCAGACCGTGGGGGGCACGCTTTCGGGCGCGCTCTCCTTCGGCAGCTACGATGCGTTGTTCGCCTGCGTCTGTTCCGGCAATACGGTCGATCAGACCGTGCGTGTCCCTAACGGAACGGAGCTGGGTTTCGAGCGCCCGTCCTGGGAACCCAGAGGCATCACGATCTCGACCTGGAAGGATTCCCTTTGGAGTTCCTTGCCCTTGGCTGGGTTCACCCGTCTCTGGGCGAGCGGGGGCAAGATCAACCGGGTGATCCCCTACAGGCGCACAAGCCCCGATTACATTATCGCGCCCTTCGATACGTTCGACGCCTTGCCCGCCACCGTCACGGACGGCGGAACCGCCTCGGCGAGCGTGATCACGAACGATGCGATTTTCAACAGCATCACGCTTATCGAGCAGCTCGGCGATGACGTCCTTGTGCGCACGGGCGGTTTCGTCAAACAGATCCAGCTCTCGATCGCTCAGGGCCAGTTCGCCACCTTCTCGGCCGATTTCGATTTTCGCGACGAGCAGAGACTGACCACGTCGCCCGCGACGGATCTGCTCGCCCCGACCGATAGTTTCGTGCTCGATCCCGTCAACGGATGGGGCGCGATCTGGATCGACGGCAAGAAGGTCGACGACCCGGTGCGCGAGTTCTCGGTTACGCTCACGCGTGACGGGGCCGGTCAGGATTTCGCCCTCGGCAGCGTGGCGGCGGTGGGGCAGCGGCCCGGCAGTCTCACGGCAACGGGCCAGATCCAGCTCTTTTTCCGCAACAGCACGGAATACCAGCGGTTTCAGGACAACTGGCAGGGGCCGGTGCAGGTGCTGCTCAAGGATATCAAGGGCAACATCTACGGCCTGACCTTCTTCTCATCGACCCTGCAGAATCCGCAGGTCAATGCCACGTCCAAGAACAGCACGATCGTTGCGACCTTCGACATCGAGGGCAACCCGCAACCGGGCGGCGGCACCTTCTCGCTCAGCATCTTCCCGGCCTGATTGCATCACACTGCGCCCGCAGAGGGTGCAGGCTTCCCATCGACCCAAACACAAGAAAGATACCACAATGGCAAAACTCTCTGCCTTTTCCCGTGACGCTGCCCGTGTGCAGGAGGGCGAAACGATCGAGGTCGGCCCGGTCGGCAACACGTTTCTCGTCACGACACGCGGCTTCACACCGCGTTACCGCGATGCCCTCTTTACGCTCAAGTCTGAAGCGGCCAGCCGTCTCAACCGCTCGCTGCAGCCGGGCGCACACGATACACAGCCGAAACCCTGCCCCCGAGCGAGGATGACCGTTTGCAGGGTCAGGCGATCGCCGAGCATTGCGTGATCGATGTGGACGGCCTGCAGAACGATGACGGGTCGGCAATTACGGTCGACGCGTTCCGCAAACTGCTCGCAAGCGGTGAGCATCCGATGCTGATCGCACTCGCCATCTCGGCGGCGTCGCGTGTCGGTGACGAGCAGGCGCAAGCCCATCGGGACGCGGTGGGAAACTGACCGAGGCGCTGGCCTGGGAGCTTGAATTCGGCCAGTTCACAGGGCCTGACGAGCTTCCGGCGCACCGTGAATTCCTGCTGGCCAGCAAGCCGGAGCTGCCGCCATGGCTCGATCGTCCATGGCGCGGCTGGCACGATCTGCAGCACGATCGCTGCTGGATCGGCGAGACGCTCGGCGCCGCCATGGGCAAGATCCGTGGCGTGTCCAGACCGGGCGGCATCAGCTGGCAGGCCCTGGCGCATTGGTGCGAGGTCAACGCCGTTTCGGAAAACGACCGCCCATGGGTCGAGGCCCAGATCCGCGCCATGGATGCCGTTTTCATCGCCCACCGCAATCGCAGGATCACCCAGGATATTGCCCAGTTCATGAGGGGGTAAACCATGGCCCGTGCTGCAACCTTCAGCCGGTCGCTTCGGCTTTTCGTCGATCGGAACCTCTCGCCTGAAGCCCTGCGCGCCGAATTGGCCCGCAGGGCGATCGCTGCGCGTGAGGATCTCATCGCACGCGGCGAGGCCCCGCCCAGCTGGCGGCGCTATGTGGATGGCAAGGCCGATGCGCCCGAATCCTGCGTGCGTCTGGACGGGGCCATTCTCTATCGTTTCAACCTCACAGGCGAAGCGGCGCAAGCGGCCCTCGATCTGTGTCGATCGACCTCGCCCGTGCGTAGCGGGCGCTTTCGCGATTCCTGGGTGCCGCTTTGCGACGACAGGCCGTGGAAACAGCCGCTCAGGGATCTGCCAGCCGGCGCAACGATCCTGATCGTCAATCCGATGCCCTATGCCCGCAAGATCGAAACCGGGGCACTCGAGCCGCGCATCAGGCGCAATGAACTCGAACGCGTGCGCCAGAACCTCATGCGGCGCTTTCCGACACTCAGCTTCGGCAAGATTTTTATCCGCCTGGGCAGCGGTGTCGCGGCATCGGCCCCCTACATCCTGCGCGGCGCTTCTGGCGAGCGCAGAACGCGGGCGGGCGTTGCCATGACCTATCCGGCGCTGGAAATCAGCCTCGCTCATGAGAGCGGAGACGGAAATAATCAGCCCTTGATTTCGTGACAGGTCAGCATGGCGCTGGCATCCATTTCGCTCGAGAACATCGCGTCATCGCCTTTGCTCCACCAGACATATTCAGCTGCGGCATATTTGGCGCCGCTCGCTGCAATCACGTTGGTGAAAATCTGCGTTTTCCCGTCGATCCGAAGCACTGCAAGGCTGATATCACCCGCATTGATATAGCTTACCTTGACGATCTTTTCGGGCAGGACAGCGCGCAGTTTGGCTGAGCTCGCTCCTTTTTTTGCCTTGCAGGTATACGCAACGGTCTGACGCTGGATGTCGGTCGACGTGGAAAGGGGGATCGAGAGTGAATCCCCGGTCTCTGCGCGCACAGGTGCGATAGCGGTTATGGCTGCCAGAGCCATTGCTGCTCCCGTCAGTTTTCGAATCATGGTCCTGCTCCTTTTCTCGCCGCGCAGAATTTGTCGCTTCGGGGCGTGCGCAGACCTTCCTACCAGATCACGGCAATACTTGGGCTCATCTGTGTTTGCAGAACACAGGGGCTGATGCCGCACGCATGGAGCCTTTCGATGACCACCACCATTTCCGAGCTATACATCGCCTTCGAAAGCAATCTCGCCAAGGCGCAGGAGGATGCGGCCTCCCTGCTCAAGATCGGCGATGCGGCAGAGGTGGTCGATACCAGATTGACCAGAGTGGGCCGTACCGGCGCTTCGGTGGCCCGGCAGTTCGATGAAACTACGCGTGCGTCGTCAAAACTTGGCAGCGAGATCCGACAGCGCTCAGCCAATATCGAGGCGCTGCAGAAAGCTCTTGCGGCTGGTGAGATTACGCAGGAGCAATATGCCGGGTCTCTGGCCGGCATCGCGAAATCGGCGGCAGCACAGAAAGAGAAATTCGACGCGGCTACGGGTGCCAGCAAGCTGCACACTGCAGCCCTTGCGGAAGGCACGGCGGTTGCGAAGCTGTCGAGCTATCAGATCGGCATTCTGGCTGGCGAGGCGCATAAATTCGCCGATCAGGTGCTTGCCGGTGGCGGCGCCATGAAGGCCGCGTTTTACCAGGTGCCGAACATGATCACGGTCATGGGCGGTTTGGGCAAAGCCACGCAAATCGTGGGCGGCCTGCTGGCGGGGCCGGTCGGTGTCGCGGCTCTGGCTTTGGCAACGGGGGCCGCTTTCGGCAAGATGGGCATGTATGCCGAGGAACAGGAATCGCGCCTGGCCAAGCTCTCGACGCAGCTACGCGCGACCCGCGATGATGCTGCGCGTATGGCGGGCGCCGTCTCTTCGGCAGGGCTGACACTGAGCCATCAGACCGGCTGGTCTCGTGGCGACGCGACAACCGCCGCCACGCAGATCGGTCAGACATACAACTTTGCCGGGTCAAGTACCGATATCATCGAGCTTGCCAACATTGCCCGCGATGCGGGGGCCGTATTCGGTACGCTGGCCGACGGGCTCAAGGCCGTGCAACAGGCCATGACCGACCCGACTGCCGAGATCGAGGCGCTTTACAAGCAGCACCTCCCCGGCGTCGATGCAGCCCTTGTCGAACAGGTGCGCAGCTTCAGGCGAGCGGCAATCAGGGAGAAGCTTTTGCGCAGGTGATGGATCGCCTGCGTGATGCGACCAAAGGCGCGCATGACGAGGCCATGACGCCGTTTGAGCGGTCGCTCGAAAACCTCAAGACCGTAACGGAGCCAGTCACGTCGGCTCTGGGCAGAATGGCAACGGGCATCGGAACATCGCTTATGGATGCGATCACCGACGTCACCTCCTATCTGACGAAAAACGCCCGCAGACCGGCCACGGACGGGCTGGCAGGCGGTGACGTCATCGACAATTACGCCGCCGGTCAGCATCATTACGGGCTCGGTCAGGTCGATCCGCGCTATAGCAGCGGCTACGATATCATGACGCCAAAGGGCAATATCGACGCCTCCATGAAGATCTTTATGGAAGCGATGAAAAAGGCCAATGACAACCGCGATAACACGCTCGCCTATTACAGCGGCAACACGCCAGGCAGCGCCGGTGCCAGCAAATATGCAACTGCCGTGCGGGGCTACGATATCGACACCCTTCCTGCCGACACGTCATCGCTGATCGACCAGGAGGCGGCACGGCTCAACTTCCCGAAACGCTTCACCAATCTCTACAAGGCCGTCATCGGTCATGAGAGCGGCGGCCATCAATATGCCGACCGCAAGGCGGCGAGCGTGGGCTCGACTGAATCGGTCAGGCACGCGATTTCTGCCGCTGTCATCGATAATCCGAAATCGCTGCAGGCCGGTGCGTCTGCCAGTGCCGGTTCGGTCAGTGAAACAAGCTGGACGCAGCAGCGCGGCGCGCTTGAGGACTATATTGCGTCTGAGGAGAAGCTGCTCGCCACGCAAAAGGAAGGTTCTGCAGCCTGGACCCAGACCAAAGAGCAGATCACGCAGGCGCGCGTGGCGCTCGCCAACACGCTGAGCCCGCAGGAGAAGATAACCCAGGGGCTCAATGACAGTCTCGCCCCCCTGCAGGCGCAAACGGGCTATTGGCGCAGCATGGCTGAGGTGGTGGCTCAATTCGATCAGACGGCACGCGGCACGGGCGTCGAACAACAGGCGCTTACCCAGCTCTGGCAGACAAACAGGCCGTGCTCGCTGCCGCCTATGAAGATGGCACGGTTGCGGCTGAACGCCAGGCGCAGTCGCAAGCCGCAATTGCTACCGCTGCGGGTGGATCGAGTGAGGCGTTGCAACACGCGACGAACTACCAGATGGCCTATACCGAGGCGCTCAATGATTTTGACTCATCCAGCCCCGAATTCGTGTCGGCAGTGGAACGCCGCACGGCGGCGCTCGATGCCGCATCCGCAGCCCAGGTGCGGGCGCAGCAGCTCCAGAAGAATGAGAGCCTGTCCGACTCGATTGCCCTGATCAAGGCGCAGACGGCGTCACTCGGGGAGAACACAGAACAGCGTCAGATCAATCTCGCTGTCATGCAGGCCGAGATGGAAATGCACCGGCAATACGGCGACGTTCTGCCTAAAGAGGCGCAGGATTATATCGCGCTTACCAAGCACAAGCTCAGTCAAGTGCCGCCTACCAGCATCAGAAATCGGCCATGGATGAGCTGACCGGCAGCATGGAAAGCATATTCGACACAATGACGAACAGCGTCACGCAGGCTTTCGTGCAGGGCGGCAAGGGGGCTGTGAGCTTCGGCTCGATCCTCTCTGGGCTACAGACGCAGATCGTAGGGCTTGTCGCAAAGCTTGGCCTCATGAATCCGGCCATGAACGCTCTGGATGGTGGAAGTCGCAGCACGTTTTCGAGCCTCTCCGATGCCTTGGCGTCGGGCGGGTCGGTGGGTGGCGCCGCAGGCAAGGCGGGCAGCGTGTCCATTCCCGGCGCTGGCACGGCGACAAGCAGCGTTGCCAGCTCGAGCAGCTGGCTATCGAGTGCGATGGGCACGAAGCTTTTCGGCACCGCGACCGTGGGCAATATGCTCGGCGGTATCGGCGGCGGGTTCGGGCTCGGTTCGGCTCTGGGTAATATCGGCGGCGGCACCTATGGCCTGCTCGGTGCAGGTGGGGGAGCCGCGATCGGTGCGACCATCGGCACGATTTTTCCCGGTATCGGCACGCTGATCGGCGGTCTCGCGGGGGGTGGCATCGGTGGCCTGCTGGGCGGGCTCTTCGGCCACAAGAAAAACCCCTACACGATCGACCAGGTGCTGCTCGAGGGCGACGAGTTCAAGATGGGGCAGAGCTGGAACCAGAAGCAGACCGACACCATCACCGCCCAGCTCAAATCGGAGCTGGCCAGCCTCAACACCATGATGACAAGCCTCGGGCTGAAGGCCGATAATGCCTATCTCGGCACGGTGCGCGACGATCCGAATAACAAAGACCCCGATCAGCGTTCGGTCAGCCTCAAGGATCTGCTCGGCGGCGTGAAGCTGCGCAGCGACGGCAATGCCACCTTCACCCAGGCGCTTGCGCAGGGAATGCCTGCGAGCTTCGATAGCGTGGCCTCGTTCCAGAGCGCGGTCACGCAGCTCAAGGCCATGGCCGACACGGTCGATGCGCTGCACGTTGCCGTTTCGAAGTTCAATAGTGACGGCACGGTCACTGTCTCGGGCTTTACCGAGGCCACGGGCGATCTGCGCACGGCGCTCGATCATATGCTCAACGGCAAGACGGTCTCGACCAGCGATCTGCAATCGCAGGTTGCCACCATCACCGAGTTTGTCAGCAACACCATGCCCAATCTCATGAAAGCCACGGTCAACGGCCAGCAGAGCTGGGTGGAACAGATGGAGGCGCTCAAAAAGACCTATGCGGACGCGGCCAGCCAGGCCGGTTCCTACGGGCTGGATGGCAACGCGCTCAATAACAAGTTCAGCGCACTCTATCGGGAAGGCTACGATCAGAACATGCGCAGCCTGACCGAAAGCGGGCAGTCGGTGAAAGCCCGGCTCTTGGCGGCGCAGGGTAATCAGCAGGGCGCCGATCTGATGGATTTCGATCTCTCGGCCACGCAGCAAAGGCGCCAGCTGGCCGAGTCCTGGAAGGGCTTTCTTGGCGATGCCTATGCCGGGAATAAGACCTATCTGCAGCAGGCGACGGATCTCGATCGGACGCTCGCGGCAGAGCGTCTGGCCATCCAGAAGCAATATGCCGACAAGGCGGTTGAAACGGCGAAGCAGGAACGCGACCAGGCCTCGAATTCGGCGGCGTCCGTCGTCAGCAACCTGTTTGATTTCGCCAAGGGGCTCAGCACATCCAGCTACTCGCCTCTCTCGGCCGAAGCGCAATACCGGGCCGCGAACGATAATTTCAACACGCTCGCGAACAAGGCCGGGCAAGGCGATTATGAGGCGCTGCAATCCATGCGCAGCGCGGCGGAGGCCCTGCTCACGCAGAGCATGAGCTATAACGGCTCGGGGCGCGATTATGCCGACGATGTCACGCATGTGCAGCAGGTGATGCAATCGATCGGCAACCTCAAGCCGGATACGATCACTGAATCGGCGCTCAAGGCGATGCTTGCCAGCAATAACCAGACCCTGGCCACATTGCTGCAACGCCTGCTCGAGACGGCGAACAAGCAGCTTGCCGAGCAGCGCCACCAGGCGCAGGGCAAGGCAGCATGAGCGGCGTTCTGTTCCATGCGGTCGAGATCGATGCCGAGCGCCCGCTCGATGTCGAATTCGTCCGTGGTCTGGGCACGGCGGCGGCGGGCACGATCACGCTTCTGCCGTTTCGCAGCAGCGAGATCGACACGCTGCGCCTGTCCGATGCGGGGTATGTCGATGAGGCCGGTTGGCCCTATCCGCCTTGCTGGCCGATGCCTTTGCGATCGATCGCAGGCTCGATCTGTCGCCAGCCTCGCCCTCTGTGCGCGAAAGCTGGGGCGCCATCACCCTCGCCAATCCCGATGGGCGTTTCGATGCGCTGATCCGCGATCGCGTGATCGACCGGATGCCGGTGCGTATCCGGGCCGGTTTCAAAGCCCGCGATACGGCGCGTCAGATGGATCTCGACCCGGCGAGCGCGGCACTCGTGCCCATATTCACCGGGCTGGGCAGTTCGTGGCAACCCGACCGGCTGAACGTGCAGATCGCGCTGCGTGAGGTCTCCGGCTGGCTCGATGAGGTCATCATGCCGGTCGGCTCCTATGCCGGGTCGGGGCGCTTTGGCGGGGATGGCAACGTCAAGGGCCGCTCGATGCCGCGCCTGCGTGGCGCGGCGCTCAACCTGACCCCGGTGCTGATCGATGCCGTCAATCTCGTTTACCAGATCAGCGACGGGCCGGGCTCTGTCGCGACGCTCTACGAGGGCGGGTTTGCCGGTGGCATCGCCTATGGCGGGGCCGTGGGCGATCTCTATGCGTCACCCCCCTCACCCGGCACCTGGCAGATGCAGAGCAGCTCGGGCGGGTTGTTCATCCGGCTCGGCACAAAGCCCGTCTATGCGATCACGGTCGATGCCACGGGCGATTTCCCCTCGGGGGCAGCGCCGCGCACTCTGCTGCCGCTCCTGCGCCAGATGCTGGTCGAGGATCTGACCATGCCCGCGCAATGGCTTGCCGGATCGTGGGAGGATACGCGCAGGCGGGCTGGTACTGGGACGGGAGCCAGGCGGTCACGGGGCGCCAGATCGTCAATACCTGGCTCTCGGGGCTCGGCATCCGGCTCGTGCCCACCATGAGGCACGCTCACGCCCCTGCGCCTGCAAATGCCCGGCGGCACGCCCTCGCGGGTGCTGACGGCAGACCAGGTCACGGCCCTGTCGGGGATTGCGCTCGATAGCGGGCTGTCGCCACCGCCTTTCCGGTGGCGCATCGGCTATGCGCATAACCAGACGGTGCAGCAGGGCGGCAATGCACTGCATCCGCGTATCACGGCCGATCGGCAGAGTTATGTGCTGCAGGAAGACCGTGTTGCAGCCTGGTATCTGCCCACCATTAAGCTGCGCTATCGCCAGCCCGGCGATCTGCCGGTGATTCCGACCGCGCTGATCAACGAAGGCGATGCCCAGAACGCCGCCAATAGCCATGGCTATCTCTGGGGGGCCGAGCGCCATCTCTGGAGCCTGTCCCTGCCGCGCTCTGTCGCGGGCGGCATCGATCTCGGCCAGGCGCTGCGGCTCGATCTGCCAGCGCCGGGTCTGCGCGGGGGCGTGACCGGGCTCGTGATCGGCGAGCAGATCCGCTCTGCCGAGGCGAGCGTGACCCTGACCGTTCTGGTCTAGGGCCCGGCCCGCTTACCCCGGCTCATCACTTCGAAAAAACCAACGAAAGGAACGGCCATGGCCGAGGCCTGGACCTGCGCGTTCGGCGCAGAGAATGCGCTCATGGAGGCGCGGCTCGAGGGCAATGCTCAGGTGGCTGAACTGCCCCTGATCAATCTGCAAAACGATCAGGGGGCGCCTTCGACCGCCTGGCGCGTGCCGGGAAAGGAAGCCTATCTCATCGCGCATCTGCCCCGGCCTATCCTGTGCCGGGGCTTTTCATTTCACCGCACCAATCTCACGGCGGGAGCGCAATATTCCCTTGTTGCCCGCAACGGGGCGGGTGTCGTTTACGCCTCGGGCGGGCAGCAGACGCAAACCGTCTCGGGCCAGTTCCTCGTTGTGTTTCCGAACGACCAGACAATCACGCAGCTCGATATCTCGATCAGCGATCAGGGCAATCCTGACAGCTTCCTGTCTTTCCCGCTCGCCTATCTCGGGCCGCTCTGGCAGCCCGAGCGCAATATGAGCTGGCAGGGCAATGAGAGTCAGCAGGCCACCATCGACGAGGCCACCAGCCTCTCGGGGGTGGAATATCCGACCCTGCGCTATCGCCAGCGCGCGATCGCGATCGATCACCAGTCTCTGGGCATCGCCGAGCTGCCGAAGATCCGCAGCATCGAGAACACGGCCGCGACCGGGCGAAACATCCTTTTCGTGCCCGATCTTTCTGCCCCCGATCGCAACAGCGCGATGATCTTCGGTCGCCTGACACCGGGTGACATTACCTGCCCGGCAGGCGCTGCCGATCGGCGGGCCACGACCATGACCGTCAAGGAGCGTCTCTGATGCCAAAATTCGCCCCGTTCGTGCTCGAGCGGTCCAACAACCCCGGCACAGGCCCCTTTGCCCTGAGCGGGGCGCCATCTGGTCGACGCGGCTGGAGCGGCACCTTTGCCGATGGTGACGTGTATTATTTCGCCGATGACGGCACCCAGGCCGAATGGGGCATCGGTCGCCTGACGCATGGCCAGCCCGCCACGATCTCGCGCGATCAGGTGCTGGGCAACACGTTCGACCGGCAGGACCGGCTCAACTTCACCGGGCTGGTCTATGTCTATTCCGACATTCCCGTGGAGGCCATCACGCCGCCCGTCACGCAGGGGCGCATATCGGTTCCCGCTGTTGAACTGAACGATCAGCGACGGGATTTTTTCAGTCAGGATATCCGGGCCAGCGGCATCACGCTGAAGGCTGAATTTGCCGGAATAATCCAGCTCAAGAACTGGGGCGACGTCAAAGAGACCGACTGGGGGTTCCTGCAAATCATCTGCAGTCTGTATCGCCTGAATTCGGACGGTTCGTCCTCGCTCTACACGGCGGAACAAAGGCGCCTCCGCGTCGACCGCAATGGCCCTATGCCGATCACGGTCAACGCTCTGGCCGTCAATCTCGCGCAGGGCGAAACGGTCAGGGCGGTGATCACGATCGCGACGCTCGACAGGAGCCGTCCGAATTTCACTTTCATCCCGCTCCTCTCCGATGCCGCCCTCACATGGCTTTCAGTCTGAACGAACAGGAGGAGAACACCATGCGTATGCAGGAATTCTGCCTCGGAAGCGCGCTCGTCCTGTGGGCCTGCCTGCTTCTGGCACTACCGCAGACGGATGTGACATGGCCGGGCATAGGGCAGCTTCTCGCCATTCTGCCCCGCGCCGACGATCCAACGCTGGTCTATGCCCTGCTCGCCTGGCTGACGGGCGGTGCGCAGATCGTGGGGGCGGTGTGCAATCATCCCGCCCTGCGTCGCGCTTCGGCGATCGCGGCTTTCACGGCCTGGGCGTTCATCGCTTTCGGACTGATCGCCCCGAGCGCGCTTGTGCCTGCGATCGCGGCCTATGGCGCGCTTGCCCTGCTCAATATCCGGGCAGCGTTGGGGAGAATGGGCAATGCCTGAGAACCTTACCCCGCAGCCCTGGTGGGTTGCGGTTCTCGGGGGCCTGCTTTTCACCATCCGGTGGCTGATAGGCTTTGGGGCATCGAGCGCGAAAGCCACCATCGAGTCACAGCGTCAGGATTTGGACCGGCTGAACGCCCGCGTGGACAGGCTGGAAGAACGCGAGGAGGAGTATCTCGCGCTGATCGAGGAATTACGGGAACAGAATGCGATGTTGCGGGAGAGATTGGGATATTAAGAGCTCTTAACTGGAAGGATAGGCAGAACTGTAGGACGACACGGAATGTCCACTATGATGGCGGGATATCGAGAGCGTTGCCGTTTCCCGGGTTAGCGAGACTGCTAGTAACCTCCAGAAGAATTTCTCCTCTATTTGCAGCAGTATTCTCTAGCCGGAGCAAAGAACGCAAACAACATCGACAGATTGATAAATCTATAGACAATCGTGGCAAGATTTGCATTTCGACAAGGTTGCGGTCATCATTACGGCGATCCGAATTAGAGTCACGTGAGCGTATCTTGTTAGACCAGACATTTTCCGCAGAGAATCTTCGAAAATTATCCGAGAAAGAGAAGCGTCGAGGACGAGTTCGCGATCTCGATTTCTTTGAGTCTGTGAGAATGAAAACTGAAGACCTAAAACAAGCTATACGGGAGACAAAAGAATTTAGACGCTTACATCCCGGAAAATACTCAGACGAGGAACAAGCCGAGTTCAATCACATTAAAGATCGGCGCGAAGAGAAGCGGCGCGAGCGTGATGATATGCTGCTCCAAGAGCTCAGAAATATTTCCAAAAAGATCAGCAAGAAAGATTTTGAAGTTCCTTTCAGCCAGAAAGACGGGCCTGGAGGAAAAAAAGTCTATGTCATTGATCAAGGAGCTCCTGAACAATTTTACGCAGTCAAAAAGCTGGAATCCAATCTCGCCTCTCTTTACCGGTTGAAGCCAGCGAATAGAAACGAGGTGATGAATCAGCTAATTAGTATAGTATCAGACGGATTTGACTATCACGTTCTAAGAACTGACATTTCAAAATTCTTCGAGAGCATTCCTCATGAGAGAATACTTAATAAGTTGAAGGAAGATCAACTCCTTAGTCAGAAATCTCTTAGACTTATCGCGGGAATTTTGTTCAGATATGCAAGATTTGCAAACACGCCAGGCATTGGTTTACCAAGAGGCCTCGGCATAAGTTCCTACTTATCGGAACTTTACATGAGAGATTTCGATCGACGTGTAAAGATGTTTGATGATGTTGTCTTTTACGCTAGGTATGTTGACGATATCATTGTTCTTTTTGCACCAATTCCTGGATCCGATGTTAGATTAAAGCGTTCCGCAATTCGCGGTTACTTGAGCGATATCTCGCTAACAATGAACGAGAGCGAGCAAAAAACAAGAGAATCGCCTTTTGATACCCGAGGAATTCCCGTTGCGAAGCGGTCGTGGAACTTTGAGTACCTCGGTTATGACATAAATTTCCGCTCAGGTTTGACGGTCTCGATGAGCCGAAAGAGACTTGATAGGTACAAGAACCGGATAGCAGCCTGCTTTCTTCGATATGAAAGTCAGAGATCGAAAAACCAAAAGAAAGCATACCGGCTCATAATCAAACGAGTCCGCTTTCTAACAAGTAATACGCAGCTTTCTCACAACAAGAGCAATGCGTATGTAGGAATTTATTATAATAATATGCACTTAACTAGTGATAAGGATTTGAGGGCTCTAGACGCAATTCTGACTGCAAAATCAAGCGCTCTTTCCAGTCCATCTTTAAACGCGAAGTTGTCAACATATTCCTTTATGCGGGGGTTTAATGAGAGAACATTTCGACGTTTTCACAAGAAAGACGAGTTCAGAGAAATTGTAGAGGCGTGGAAATATGAAAAGTAACTTTAGGAAGATGAAGTTGTCACCTAAGGCGCGCTATCAGCGGCCAGTGGCGACTGATATCTTACCCTTCGAGGTGCCTCCTTCATTTTCCAACTCTGGCTTTTTCGCGTTCCTGACACAGCTGCAAGTCACGATCGGTTGCTGGGAGCAAAAAAAGACTGTGCGCTGGGTTGCGTCCGACGACAGGTTTGACGATGCATTCAGGATAATATTTAGACTTGCAGACAAAACCAATAAAAATTTCCGAACTATTGAACAGGCTCATAATGGCAAAAATCTGCTCATCCGAGAGTGGAAAATTTGTTTGAACTGGACAATACCATTCAATTTTCGAATATCCCATAAAGAGGCTGAATTTCGTCAACTTTCAGTAATACACCCACAAGCTCAGATGTTCATAGCTGAGTTCTACCATCTACATGCGTCAGAGATACTCTATCACTGCTCCAAAAGCAGCTTCTCTATCAGATTTCCATCATCCGTAGCGAGGTCTGTCAGGTACAAAGATCGACTATTCAAAGAGAATATTGGAGATCCTGATGACTCCATAGAGGAAGCCGGAAAGGAATACGAGGGGTCCGGATCATACTTCATTTACAGTAAGTATAGCAATATATTCAAGTTTTACGAAAATTATGCATATTTAAACGCAGAACGGAAATTTGGACGTCTGTATAAACTGGATATATCTAGCTGTTTTGACAGTATATATACTCACTCCATTGAGTGGGCTACACTTGGGAAGGAGATTGCTAAGGAGAAACTTGGTAATACTTCCTCCACTTTTGGAAGTAGATTTGATAAGCTCATTCAAGAACTAAATAGAGGAGAAACCAGCGGCATTGTAATAGGACCTGAATTTTCGAGAGTGTTTGCTGAAATAATACTGCAAGATATTGATCGAAAGTTAGAGGAAATATTGATTGTAGAGCACGGACTTGCAAACAAAGTTGACTATGAATTATTCAGATATGTTGATGATTATTTCGTTTTTTGTGATAGCGATGAGGTCGCTGGTTACGTGAGGCGTCATTTGTCGGGGTTGCTAAAGCTTGTTAAGCTTACTTTGAGTTCCGAGAAGTCGGAGCTTTACGAAAGGCCTATAATTACTCCGCTCACAGTGGCTAAAAATAAAATTAGCAACTGCCTCGCCGAGAGGATTGTGACAGATACAAAGAAAAGAGGCAATCCAGATGGAGGGGATGACGTCGATTACTTCAATGTAAAAGTGCAAGCTCGTAGCTTGATCGTGGACTACAAAACCGCGCTCAAGGAAAGCGGCGTTAAATACAAAGATGTATTAAACTATACACTAGCTGCGATCGAGAGAAAGGTGAATATCATCTTTCGGAAGTTCAAATCGAATCATGATGACCACAAGGATTATTCAGAGCTAGTATCGGCCATGCTGGGAATTCTGGAATTTTCCACGTTTGTCTACGCAGCTCAACCGCGAATCAATTTCGCAGTCAGATTGACGAGAATTATTTCAACAGTAATTGATAAGTTACATGAGGTTAACGCTGGTCGAGACTTAAAAGATCGCCTTTTTAAATTCATTTTCGATACTATTAATAGACACGTCAAACATACTCCCCATGATCGCTTCCACGAGGTCGAAACTCTTTATTTACTTCTTGCCCTCAACAAACTGGGTCGCGGTTACAGAATTCCTGAACAAAACATAGCGACCTTCGTTGGATTGGAAATCAGCGATGCGGGGGATTATTCATTTAAGAAATACATGAGCTACTTTTCTATTTCTGTTTGCCTACTCTACATAAGGAATCAATCTAGATACGGAAAGCTTCGTAATTACTTGGAAGTCGAAATCAGAAAAAAGTTTGAAGATCGGAAACACTACCTGCATCAAGATGCGGAACTCGTCATCGCAGCGCTCGATCTTCAGTCTTGTCCTTACGTTTCTCAAGGACTCAAAGAGTATATCGCTAGCCTCTACGGGATTGAAACCACGCGACACCCGTTGCTGCAGCGCGCGACTCCGTACTGGTTCACCAACTGGAGGAACTTTGATCTTTCGAGGGAGCTTGACAAGAAGCGCGCTCGCGAGGTTTATTAAGATTAGAGCGGCATCCAAGCTAAATTGCCATACGCGGAACTCTCTGAGGGAAACGTAGTTGCGGCATACACACAAGCTCCATGTCCTGCATGCCTATAGACGTCATCAGGATTTCGTCGGTGGTGGGGATGCGCCATCCGACACTTTTTCTGCGGAAATATAGCCGCCGAAGTCAAACTCTTCGATCTAGAGTCCGCAAATCAATTGCATCAGGCTTCATGTACGTAACTGTAAGCCAAGTTTTTAGTGCACCAACTGCCCCTTAGGCTTTAAATATGTCGTATTTGTAATGTGGGAGGCGGTGGAAAGCTTCAAGCGCCCAGCAGGAAGGCAAAAGCCAGCTATGATCCGAATTAAATTCGACCGCTAAGCCGCCCCACTCGGGCGGCTTTTTTCGTTCCGGAGATATCATTGACGACCAGTTCACTGGAAATTGCCCTAGCGTTTTTGCGCCGACGATATCGAGGGATTGCGCCTCGCGCCTTATTTGTGCCCTGCCGGATATTGGACGATCGGCATCGGTAATCGTGCGCTTGCTGATGGGTCGCCCGTCACGGCCAGCACGAAACCCATCACCGATGCCGAAGCGATAGCGCTTGCATGCCAGACCCTTACGGGGCTGCGCATAACCCTGCGGGCGGCGGTGCATGTGCCGCTCACCGCGTGGCAGGAAGCCGCGCTCCTGTCCTGGCAATTCAACATTGGCAGCGCGGCTATGCGCAATTCTACGCTTATCAATCTGCTTAACCGCAAGCTCTACACGACGGCGGGGCAGCAGCTCCTGCGATGGGACAAGGCGACGGCAAATGGCGGCCTGGTGCCCCTGCCTGGCTTACAGCGGCGCAGGCGGCTTGAACTCGCCATCTATTCCGGTCGGCCCGTTGCGGGCGTGCCATTCATGGCGTGACCGGCCCGACATATCCTCTCACATAAGAAGGAAATTATCGCCATGACACTGGATTGGCAGAGCCTTTACGCGGCCCTACTCCCGTTCATACCGGCCGAGATCGCAAGCGATCTAACCCTGATTGGGACGTTTCTCGTTGCACTATGCGCTATCGTTGCGCGGTTCTGGCCCCGACCTGCTCTCGGGTCGAAATGGCTCGCGCTTTACGGGCTGGTCAATCTCATCGCCATGAACAGCAGACACGCCGCAAATGCGGATGACAGCCTAAAAGATTCTTAGGCTTCGTTCTGCCCAGATCTCAACCCAAGGACAATCAACCTCCGGGCCGCCTCTGCTCTATTCGGTAGATCCGGCTGAGCACGCCGCCAGTGATCGATCTCATCCCCAAGATCAGCGGGTAGGCGGAGTTCAAATCGTGTCGGCTTTCGTTCCATGGTCCTCCAGATACGATAGCTACGGTTTGTACGTCAATTACGTTGACGCATAATCCTCAGATACGGTAGATACGTATCAGCCGGAAGAAAAGGTGGTGCTTTCCTTCCGGCCTAACCTCCAGCAGGGATAACACCCCATGCCACAGGCTGATGCCTTTCCTAGCACATCTCGACGTGCTGTTCTCTCCCAACTTGCCGTTCTGCCTCTTGTCGGCTCACTCGGCGCCCTCATGCCAGATGCGCGCGCGTCCGGCGGGGCCGATGCCATGCTGCTGGCCCGCATCACGCAGGCCATAGAAACGCATCGCGTCATGAATGACCGCGCTCATGAGTTCACCGATGATGAATGCCTTGCCCTCTCCGATACCTTCGACGATCAGCTTGACGCGCTGGCCGACATGCAGGCCGTCACGCCCGAGGGGCTGAGTGCCAAGGCGCGCCTTATCCGGCTTTATCTGCCCCCGTATTTTCACGCGTTCGAGGTCGATCAGCGCAGTCCGGAAATCCGTCTCCTGTCCAGTTTCATCGAAGACGCCACCCTTTTCGCACAAAGGAACGCCGCATGAACGAGATGCTTATCCCCCTCAGCTTTGAGGGCAGGGAAATCCGCGTGGTGACGATCGGCGGCGAGCCGTTCTTTGTCGGCAGGGATGTGGCCGAGCGGCTGGGCTACGCCGACCCAACCAACGCGATGAAACAGCATTGCAAGGGGGTGGCGAAACACCACCCCCTTTCGACACCGGGCGGGACACAGGATGTCCGCGTTCTGTCGGAGCCCGACGTGCTGCGGCTGATCGTGCGCAGCAAGCGCCCCGAGGCCGAACGCTTCGAGCGCTGGGTGTTCGAGGAAGTCCTGCCCGCCATACGCAAGACCGGCGGCTACATGACAGCCACCCCGGAGGAAACACCCGAGGCCCTCGCCGCCCGCGCTCTGGCCGTGTTGCAGGCCACGGTAGCCCGGCAGAAAGCCGCCCTGGCGGAAACCTTGCCCAAGGCGGAGGTGTATGACCGGCTGGTGAATGCCGAGGGCAGTCTGTGCATCACCGCCGCCGCCAAGAATCTGCATATGCGCCCCAAGGCCCTGTTCGACTGGCTGGCGCATAATGGTTGGATCTACCGCCGCCCCGGCGCCGATCACTGGCTGGGCTATCAGGCCCACACCTCCAACGGCGATCTGGACCATAAGATCACCACCGTCACCCGCCCCGACGGTTCGGAAAAGGTGACAGAACAGGTGCGCATCACCGCGAAGGGCCTCGCCAAACTCGAAAAGCTGATGCCGGAGCGGCTGCATAGCGTGGCGTGAGGGGTGTGGCCCGCGCCGCGATTGACCTTACCGCGGGACAACATCTTCGATGCAGTGGACGTTAAGACGTGTGGCCAAGCGTCTCAGCTCGGGATCAAGCTTCCCGGAGATCACCAGAACTGCTCTCGTATCGGGCTCCCTGCCCTCCGCAATCGCTTGGGCTCGCAGAACTGCTGTGTATTTGACGCACTGGAATATTCCGCGTGTGAGGTCAGCCCGATCCGAGGTCGCCGGCTTGACCTCGACCGCCACACGCTCTTCATCATTTTGAAAATAGACATCCAGCTGTCTCCGGAGGGCAGACGTTTTTCTGTCAGCCCTTCACCGCCTCGTACCCTCGTCCCGACAATACCTGGATTGCGCGCCACATGCATTTTCAGGCGCCGGTGTTCCTCGCCCTCACCGCCTCCACGCCGTTGAGAGGCCTCATAGACGAGGTCGTTAAAATTTTCCTTGAGTGGCTTGAGGTGCAGAGCCTCGAGAACCTTGCCCCATCGGGGATACGACCAGACCAAGTGGAACTGATCGTCCAAGGCTTCCCTCCGCTTTGCGGGTGTCATCCCGCTCCAGTCGTCTTCCGACATGAACCAGCCATAACCCAACCCTGGAGTCCGATCACGCTGGTTGATAACCAAGCACTGGATCGGGGGTATGGACTCGCCCCATTCATCGCCTAGCTCGATGAGTGTCTTGCCGATAGATCCCAGAGGACGATTGAGATGTCTGGCACTGGACATATTGAGCTCTTTGGCCAGAAAGGCATAGAAGATCGGAGCTCTGGCCCGCGCTTGGCGCACCAGTATGGGCAAGGCTCCTCGAGCATTTTTCTGGTAATTTTTGTCGCCAAAGAAGTTCTGTACAACCTCTGCTGTTGCGTCTGCCATAAAAGTTACTCACCCCTCGAGTTAACAGCTAACTTCCACCCAATAAGCCTAACGGGGGATGATGTCAGCGCAACTTCAGACCCTCTTGGTCTACACCATAGATTCTCACGGATCTCGTTTATCGGACGTCCACTGTCCCTCTAACAACACCCGTAGAGGCTCCTTCCAGAAGCTACAAAATAGCTATTTCGATGACCTGTTCCGGGTGCAGCCTCTCAGGCCTCTTCATGACGCATTCCCAAACTTCAAGCACCCGCCAGCCCTGCCCGGTCAGCTGTTCGCGACTACGCGCATCACGCATGCGATTGCCTTGCATCTTCCGGCTGCTATCTCCGGCATGTTGTTCAGCCTGCGGGCAGCGTATATTCCTCGAATACTTTGCGATCGATCATATATTGCCAGCGCTTGTTCCTGTTGAATGAGCCACTGTCTTTTCCATCAGTTGAGTGGTAGCCGACCAGATCTCTGAGCTCAACAGAGCGATACAGAAGTTCATGTGGCTGCCTGCTTCTGAATGATTCGTCGAAAAAATGTTCCGGTCTCGTCTCGATGGAGTTCAGTATCAGGTAGACGTATCCGATCTGAAGTTTGCGACAGACCTCAAGCGTGAGGGCGTGTCCCCGGTCAAGACCAAAAGCCGCTTGCTTGATCAATTCGGGAGAAATATCCCGTATGGCAGGAATTTCGGGCAGTCTGCCGAATTGAGCGGGTTCCTGGAAGCGGTAGTATCCTCTGGCTGGATATTTGCGTTTGAACTCGAATACCCGCAGTCCGCGTCTCTCATTATAAGCAATCGCGTCAATGTCCTTTATTAATCTGATGAGCCCGGTCTCCATCAGGACATTGAGTATGGTTCTTGATTGCCATGCATGACGGATATCAGCTTCTGACATCCTGCTGAAAAAATCACCATGGACTTTCCGGTTATCCTTGAGCGCTGGTCTGCCTTTTTACCGCTGGTAAGTGTCTTTGATAACAGAATGTTGTTTGCCGTGTTCACGCAGTTCCTGAACCAGCCCGGGGAATCTCCAAGAGCAGAAAAGCGCTGATCAGCAAAATGAAACTGCACGATCTCCCACCTTCCACGTTGCAGGTGCTCCATGAATTTTTTGTCTGCATCCTGCAGGGGGGCGGTGCATTCCCGCAGCGCAATATCATAACCATCGTGGCGACCCATCAGCCAACCTGTCGAGAAGGATCCCCCGGGATCCTTACCCGCCAGATAGGTAAAGATTTTTCGTTCGAAAAAACATTTCCATAAGAAGACCGGCGATCCGCTTGGGTTCATCCATGCGAAACAGTTCCGTTATGGGATCCGCTGAGTCACTCTCGGGCATTGCTCTTTCATCACCTCCGGTCAGAACACAGGAGGCTATGTGATGATGACATTATGTAACACTAAATTACCGGCAAGAGTTGTGCCTGCCCTTGTCCGGACCGGTTACCTTTTCGGGCTCCTGGGTGTTCAACAGGAACCGCACAAGGTCCAAAAACTCTGGCCGCTGGTGATCCATCGCTGTACGTCGTCCGTAAGCATGTCTGACTTCAGCCGACCTGGTCCTTTCATGGCGCATTCCCACACTTCCAGCACGCGCCAGCCCTGCCCTATCAGTTGCTCGCGATTGCGCGCGTCACGCGCGCGATTGCCCTCAATTTTCTCGCACCAGAACTCCTGCCGGGTAGATGGCATGCGAAAGAGCGAGCAGTCGTGGCCGTGCCAGAAGCATCCCTGGACAAGAATGACGGCTTTCCATTTCGGCAACACAATGTCCGGACGCCCCGGCAGGGCGCGATCGTGAAGCCGGTAGCGGAATCCCCGCGCATGCAGGGCCTTGCGTAGCACGATCTCCGGCTTCGTGTTCTTACCACGGATGCCTGACATCATCCGGCTGCGAACCTCCGGCGTGACGATATCAGCCAACTGGCACCTCAACACTGGCCGATGACAGTTCCTGGCGACGTGCAGGATCCTCGGGGGTCTGCATGACCGTGCGTATATGGGGCGCCATTGCCTGCGCCAGATATTCCACTACCGGCACGACCACCGCATTGCCGAACTGCCTGTAGGCCTGGGTGTCAGACACACCAATGCGGAAGGGTCGTTCTTCCCGCTCGAACCCCATCAGACGGGCGCATTCCTGTGGTGTCAGGCGTCGCGGACGCTTGCCGTCCTGCCGGATCAGGATCTCTGATCCATCCTTGTGGTAACGGGCAGAGAGTGTTCTGGCGACGTCCTCCGGACCGCAGAGACCGAAGCCGAAACCGTTTCCTTTGGCTTCATGCTTGGCGCGGTAATTCTGCAGGTAGGTCCAGAGATGCTCGGTCAGGGTGTATTTGGCCGGTACCAGCCCATTGGGCTCAAGGATATCGCCCAGACGCGGGCCATTCTCCGCAGCCGGGAGTTCGAGCGCATCGAGATCGAAATCCGTTTTCTCGCGAAAGCCCACAATGAAAATCCGCTCACGCTTCTGGGGCACCCATGGGGCCGAGCTGATCACGCGGCTCTGCACGTGATATCCGAGCTTGTCCCGCAAGGTGGCCATGATGACCGCAAATGTCCGGCCCTTGTCATGGCTGCGCAGGTTCTTCACGTTTTCCAGGAGGAAGGCAGCGGGCCGGTGATGCGCGATGATCCGTGCCGTATCGAAAAAGAGCGTGCCCTGCATGTTGCACAGAAAGCCATGGGGACGACCAAGAGCATTCTTTTTCGAAACGCCGGCCAGAGAGAATGGTTGGCAGGGAAACCCGGCCAGCAGTACATCATGTTCCGGCACCAGTTCCGGTTTCTCCGAGAACGGTCTGATATCCCCGCTGATCTCATGATTGTCAGGGTAGTTCAGGGCATAGGTCTCACGCGAGAACCGGTCCCATTCGGACGTGAAGACGCAGCGACCGCCAATCCCCTCAAACCCGATGCGCAGCCCCCCGATGCCTGCGAACAGGTCGATAAAGCGGAAACCGGGCTGAACGGCACGCTGACTGCGACGGCGCTCCGTCACCAGGGTTTCGAGCAGACGCATGACCGGCGGAGATACCTTTTGCCGACCCTTCTCGTAGCGGTTGGCTGTGCTTTCGCTGATCCTGAGTTTGCCGGCGGCTTCCTTCAGGGTAAGCCCGGCCTGCTCTCTCATGAGCGAGAAACTGGTGCGTGCATCGGGAAAAAGCGACATTCGGCCCTCTGGGAATATTTTGGGCATTTGTACATTTTTTCTCCCAGATGACAATGCCCTGTTCGTGACTTGTTCCTGTTTTCCCCAGACTCGACGGCCGGAACCGGTCAGATTAGGCTGGGATGATTGAGCCGGCTTGTCCGGGCATCATTCAGATCAGGCAGGGATTATGAAGCGCGGGCGGCTGGCAGATGAGTTTGTTGGCGTTGTATCTAAGGTAATCAGCGCGGTTGAGGCCTCGCCGGCGAAGTCCCATCAGCACGAATTCAACGGTTCGCTGGCCCTGCGCGCGCTGTTCGGCGATGATGATCGATCGGATTTTCCCGCGCGCTTCATCTGGCTCAACGAAGACGAACAGCCGGTAACTGTCGACGGATCACTAAGCTGGTATGACTCCCGGCGTGCGCATAAAACCCGTACCGAGTACCGCCTGTATTACAGGGAAAATGAGGTCACTCTCCTGATGTCCCCGGGAGACCTCTTCTATCTTGCCTTGCGCCCCGATGGATCTGCGCTGGTGATCATCACGGCTGCGGAAGGCACGGTAAGAAACCAGCTTGACTGGCTGTTCGGCATAGACGGAAGCAGCTCTAAAAAAGGCTTCGTCTTTACGGATGTCGGGAAAACAAACAATCCGGAGCTCGGTTTTGCCGCGCGGTATATCCTTGATGAGCTGGGGCTCGAACAGGCAGAGCCCGAAGCAGATTATCTGGACTGCCTGATTGATCCATTCGGTCTGGTTTTCCCGAAGACGCAGGTCTTTTCGACACTCGCCCGGCAGTCACTCCCGGAGATCTCCCCTCTTGATGATCCCGATCTGGCTCTCATTTCCTGGATGGAACGCGAGGAACAGCTGTTCCGCCGTCTCGAGCGCAGGATCGTTGCGAGCCGGATTGCGGGCGGCTTCATTCAGGAGGACGGGCCAGATGTGGAGGGATTTCTGGGCTTTTCCCTGAGCGTGCAGAACAGACGCAAGGCTCGCGCAGGGATGGCTCTGGAAAACCATCTGGAGGCTATCTTCACCGCATGCAGCATCAGCCACGAACGCGGGGCGAAAACCGAAAACCGCAACCGGCCGGATTTCCTGTTTCCCGGCACGACACAGTATGCAAACCCGCAGTTCCCAGAATCCCGGCTCACCATGCTTGGCGCCAAATCGACGCTGAAAGACAGATGGCGTCAGGTGCTCTCCGAGGCAGTCCGTATTCCGGGGAAACATCTGCTCACCCTCGAGCCAGGAATATCGGAAAACCAGACCGGCGAAATGCAGGCAAAAAACCTGCAGCTCGTTCTGCCGCAAAGCCTGCACACAACATTCAAGCCAGCACAGCAGCACTGGCTCATGAACCTGAAAGAATTCATCGCTCTGGTCAGGGAAAGACAGGAAGAAACCCTCCTCTGAAAGAGGGCCACATGTATCCAGTGTTTTACAAATTGCCGCTAACCCATTGATTTCCGGAACTGGATTTGTACTGTTTTACGGCGTAACCTATTGAAAAGTCCCAACTGCTGTATTCCCCTATGGGACGCCATTTGATTTTCCTCACTTTTTTGGAAAATCCCTCCGAAAAATCCGGTTATTTGCACCATTTTTGCACCATCCCGAGGAACGTCATATCCTCCGATGCATGGCAGGCGATGCGATTCCTGATGACAGGCCGGGCATGAGCGCCCGCATTGACCCGGCTACGGGTAAACCTCTCCCCAAGGGCGTGACTTATCGCGGCCCGAAGCAGTACATGACCCGCAAAGTCGTGGACGGTCGCCGGGTTCAGAAGACCTTCAGCACTGCCGCCCTCGCCCGCCGATGGCTAACCGAGACGACTGCCAAGGCGGAACTCGGCCAGTTTCAGGACACCCGGCCTCTCGACAACACCACGATTTCCGACCTCGTGACCCGGTATGCCTCGGAGTGCATGGCCGACCGGGAAGCCGACCGCACCGGGCACATTCCGGCCATCCTGCGGGATTCCGACCTTCCCGGCGTCCGGCTCTCCAAGTTCTCTCGGGCTGATGTCCGGGGGTTCCGGGACCGCATGACAAAGGCCGGGTATGCGCCGGGGACAGTCGCCAAGCGCCTGAACCTGCTGGCTGCCGTGATTCAGCACGCGATTTCCGAATGGGATATCAGCATCGTCAACCATGCGTCCGGGCGGGTCGTGAAGAGGCCCGCGGGCGCGGACAAGAAGCGCAACCGGCGGCTGACAGATGGTGCAAATGGTGCAGACGGCCCCGAGCCGGGAGAGTATGACCGCCTGATTGAGGCCGTGACCAGCGAGACGCACCCGGATGACGTCTGGCTCGTCAGGTTCGCCATTGAGCAAGGCACCCGACGCGGCGAAGCTATCTTGTTGAGATGGCAGGATGTCGATTTCGAACGGCGGACCGTTCATCTAGGCGGCGATGACGGCAGGACCAAGGGTCGGGACCATCAAGAAGAACGCGGGCTTGAAGTCCGCCCCCTGACGCCGGGTGCCCTGCGTCTCCTCCGTGAGAAACTTCTGACGTATCAGAAGCCGCCAAAAGCTGACGCCCCGGTGTTCAATGTGGGAAACGGAAACACATTCGGAATCCGGGTTGTCCGCCGGGCGAAAAAGGCCGGACTTGCAGACCTGACGTTCCATGACCTGCGGCATGAGGCCACAAGCCGTCTTGCCCGCCTTTTGCCCAATCCGCTCGACCTCAAGCGGGTGACAGGTCACAAAGACCTGAAAAGTCTGGACCGCTATTATCAGCCCGTACCCGAGACCATCAGTCGGCAGATTGAGGAAGCGGAGAAGCTGGCGGGCATCATTGCCGGTGATGACGATGACGCCTGAAAGCCCGCAGAACCGCCGCTTGCCTGCCGTGCTGGACAGCAAACAGGCTGCGGAATATCTCGGTGTATCATACGGCAGGTTCCGGAACCTGCTCTGGCTTGGCCTCGGTCCCCGGTCATTCAGCTACGGCAAGCGAGACAGGCGGTTTCGGGTGACTGACTTGATGATTTCATCAATCAGAAGGTCGCGGCGAACAATCCAGAGTTGGCCCCGCCTCCCGGGAAAAGACCACGGGGAAGGCCGCGCAAAGGGCTTGCACTGGCCTTCGAAACGGCGATTGTCCTGCTTGTCGCCTCGGCGGTTCTGGGATTTCTGCTCTGGTGGCTGGGGCACTAAGCCCCGGCTCTCCCCATCAGGCCAACCCGGCGCAGGTATGACGCCACGGTTGACGGCTCCCGTCCTACCGCCTCCGCGATTTCCCGGTAGTCAAAGTCCGCCCGGTACCAGTCTACAATTTCTCTCTGCTCGGCATGCGTGAGACGGCGGCGCGGTTGGCGCTTACGGTCCCTGACGATAAATGCCGTCACCGTATGACCACCAACGGTCGGCTCTGGCTCAATCTCAACCCGGACGGCTGCGGTCGTCTGGCTCGCCAGAAAACCCCGGCGCAATTCCGTCCTGATGGCCGTAGTCGTCAGGCCAGAAGCCGCCCATTCCTCAAGTGCAGTCTCCATCCGGGGGTGACTGAACTCTGTAAATGTCATGCCAGCCGCGCCGGGGTGGCAGTGGATTACCTGTGCCGTGTAACCGTTATCAATCACTGTTCTGTTCTCCGCTCGTTGAATACAGATATACGATAGGTCTTCACAGACGCACCGGCAAGTTATCTAAAAGCATAAAGCAGTCAGTAACATTACAAATCAGAATGGAATCAATTCTATATTTATTAATAACATCATAAATGGTCATATCTATTTATAAATGAGGTCATGAATTCATGAACACGAAAAAGGGAGCGCTCATAAATGAACGCCCCCTTCCTGAACCAGATTTAATCCTCGTAATGTTGTCAGGTCACTCCGGGACGACAGAAAGCCCGGTCTTTTGCGCCTGCTTGGCCTTCGGACCTGCCTTGAGCCGGGCCACTTCCAGAGCATCGGCCTGCCTCCGCTGCTTACGCTGCCAATCCTGAGCCGCTGCCCTGATGGCAGAGAAATCCCCGGTTTTCAGCGCTTCCAGCGTGCCCGCGTCCCGGCTGTCCAGTGCAAGGTCAATCAAGTTTGCATCCCTGAGCGCACGCTCTGCTTTCTGATAATCTGGCGACCGGGCCTGACGCTCTGATTCAGTCGTCAGTTCCTTCCGCTCGGCTTCGGCATTCTTGCGGGCCTGCACCAATGCTGCATGGCGGCCTTCTTTCAGGCGGTCGGCCTCGGCCTTTAGAGCCTGTGCCAGCTTCTCTGCGTCCTCTGCGGCATTCCGGGTGCCCGGTGACAGGAAAGAGGCGTTATTCCGTGCGGTCTTGGCCTCTCTCGTTGCCTTGGATGCGGCTTTCTCTGCTGCCCTGATGGCGCCGTCAATGGCGGCCTGCCGGGGTTCAAGAAGGACGGTCAGTGCGGGAACGTCGAGCCGTGCGGCCTCATGAGCATAGCGTTCCCGGATTTCCGCAAGCGTCTGCCTGATTACCTGCTCGCCAGACTGTTCAGCCGGTGCCGGGCGAAGTGGAACAGAGCGGCTATCCCGAACAGCGTCAGCACCATCACCGGCAGTCCGCTGCGGTCGAACGTCTGCCATGTCCCGGCGAGCATTGCCGCCGTCTGGGTCGGGTGCAGGGTCAGAGACAACAGGACTTACAGGCTCATCATGACCGGGAACACGAGCCTCGTGATTCTCCTGATTTTTCGCATTGTTTGCCTCCTTCTTTGCTGCCCTGCGAGCTTTCCATTTCGCAACGGCGTGGTCTCTGGCGTCGGGAGCACCGACATCAGGATGATAGTGCGGGAAGGTCTGAGAAAGCCGCTTTTCTAGCTGCTCGTTCGTCAGTTTTTTCAGCCTGTCGGACACCCTTGCCAGTTCCGGGCGCGTGCGCATGTCCGCCGCGTCAAGGTCGCCCGCTGGGTCGGCTGGGTCCGTGATGAACACCTGTCGGCATTCCACGTGCGGCAGGTCGGCAAGTTCACGGCCTGTCGCTTCCTCCCACGCCTCCACGGCGTCGCCTACCTGCCGGGTCCACTCCCGGTCCGCCTCCTGCATGGCATGGTCGAGGTCTTCACCACCGGACGGGTCGTTTTCGAAGGCCGCTGGATTCACCTGCTCCCCCTATGAACGACGGGAAGACTGACATGATATCCGCCGCCGACATGCCAGCGTAAGCATCCCGGTTTGCCTGCAACCACTCCACGGACACAACGTTGCCTGTTCCCAAAACCACGGCAGCAATCCGGACGGTCGGCGGCGGTGAATCTTGCGCAAGTTTCAGTAGGTCTTCCGTCGTGATTTCCTCTGCCTGCTCCCGAGCCTCGACCGCCGCCAGTTTCTCGGCCTCCCATGCCTCGCCATAGTCGATATGGTCAGGGCCAACGGGCACGAAATCAGGGTCAGCATCCGGGTCGTAACCGTCATCCGTATCCGCTGGCGCTTCTGGCTGCGGTTCGTCCAGGGCGACAGCCCTAGACGGACTTTCCGGCACTATCTCGTTCGCCGGGGCTTCAATGGGCCTGATGGCGTTCGTGTTCTCGTGTGCTGCCTGCCGCTCGGCAAGGGCAGCGTCAAGCCGCTCCTGTGCCGCCCGTGAGAGTTTCCAATCGTGAGAAACCGGGGGTTCCAGCAGGCTCAGGGCAATGGCGACTTCATCGCGGTAAGCCGGGGTTCCGGTAAGCTGGACGTTAGACCAGCCGTGCAAAACTGCGGCCTGCGCCAGTTGTGCCGCCGTCTCCGGGGATGGGTCACGGGGGCTGACAATCCGGTCCCCGAAATCCTCAAAAACGTCGCCCGTGTGCAGTTCAATCGTGGCAACGCCCCGGTTGCGGTCAATTCGGATTTTCGAAATGGCAGCGACCTGCTCAGGCGTCAGGCTGCTTTCAGAAATCTTGTAGTGACCAGCCAGAAGACGGGCGCGGAACCGGCTCTCACGGTCCCAGCCGTCACTTTCCGGCATGTCGTCCGGGTCGTCTTGCGGTGCAGGCGGGGCGTCACTGTCAACGATTTCCGGCGTCGGCTCTGGTGCCCTGCGGATAGTGTTTGCCTCGTCGTCCGGACGCTCGAATCTCCATCCACGTTCATCGTTCCGCCTGCCCTGAACGTAATCGACATAATCGCTCAGGCTGAACACGTCTGCGCTGTTCCTGCCGTCTGTGACCTGCCTGCCTTTCCACTTGTTATATGATTTCCTTGCGGCCGCTTTCAGATTGTCCGGCAATGCTGCGTATCCGTCCGCGCCTGCCATCCATCCCGTCTTGATTTTCTTCGCCATCGTGTGCGCTCCATCCAGTGAAGTCCGCTGACGGGCCTCCTCTGCAATGAGCGCTTCAAGGCGCACAATCTCGGCAGACAGCCCGTCAACGGCTCTCTGTGAGTGTCGCGCCTGCCGACGCAAGGCACGGTGATTATCGAGAGAAATAATGCCGGGCGCGGGTGTCTCGGGATGGCGCTTCGTGGCCTCGATTTCCGCACGCGCTCCCGGTCTTCCGGCTTCTTGAAATCGAAATCATCCAGCACTGCCTCCCGGCCCGCCGCTGCTCTCTGAGCAACACCCCGGCTGACGTTAAAAAGCCGCTGGATTTCCGTGATGGATTTGCCCTCGACTTTCATCTGGCGCGCGTGCTCACGCTGGCGGCTGGTCAGTGTTGGTCGGCGACCACCACCGACGCCCTGACGCCCGGTCTGCTTGCGCTTCTCGCGTGCGTCTTCCAGCCCTGCCGCTCGGCCCTGAGTTCAGTTTCCAGTTCCGCCACGGCGAGAAGTGCCGAGAACAGGAACCGGCCTTCGGTTGTCCGAGTGTCCACGCCGCCGGTTATCGTCGTGATGTGCGCGTCGTAGTCAGCCCGAAGCCTCGCGGCAATCTGGGCACATTCAAGGAACGACCGACCCAGACGGTCCACTTTCCAGCACGTCACCGTGTCGCCCGGCTGGATTGCGGACAGGAGCGCATTCAGGCCGGGCCGGTCCACAATGCGACCGGTCGATTTATCCTGAAAAATCCTGTCTTTCGGGATTCCTGCTGCGCGCAGGGCTTTCACCTGCGGCGCGATATTCTGGCGAGGCGTGGAGACGCGGGCGTATCCATAAACAGCCATCAGGCGACCTCCCGGAGAACGCGAAGGGAAGCGCCAATCCGGTCAATAGCCTGCCGGGCTTCATCACCGGCGCATTCATCGAAATCACACGCGACGTGATGGATGTCCGGGATGACAAGGATATCCCCCGGTTCCATCTGGCTGACCATGTTTGCCAGATGCGTCTCGCTCTCAATGTCGGTGGGTACGTCGTCGTCCGCAACAAAGGTGATGATGTCACAACCCTCGCGGCTCATCTCCTGATGAAGTTTCCATGCGCCTGCGCCCGCCATGCCGCGAACGTATCCGTAAATAGCCATATTGCCCCCTGAAGTTACGGTACAGAAAACGATACGCCAGACGACAATTTCCCTCTGACTTGATATCATTATACCAAATTCTATAGAAATTGGTACGATTGCATCAATTAAGCCCCGATATTTATTTCGGGTCTTCATTGATTTTATTGTTGAAAATTGCGTCTCTAGTTGTTCTCGCACTTATCCACACCCTGCGGGTCTGGATGCGCTCGAAGGGATGGCCGGGGTCTGCCTGCGGCCTCGCCCAGCCATCAGGCGCTTATTACTTTTCCTCTTTCACAAGTTTCAGAAAGTTGGCTAGGCAACCTTCAAATTCCCTAAAGGCAGAAGAGGATGAACGGTAATGGGAGCATACATATTGAAATCTACTAAGAGATGCGCCCACCGCTTTTAGCACCTCATCTGAATCGCTAGGCGCAATCCTCTCTAGCGTCGAGACATCAAGACCAGCAGCAGGAACGTTATGCTCACTAGAGAACCTGTCCAGAAGATTTACGAATGTGGGGAAGAATTCATGCGCTGTCTTTATCCTTTGAAGTCGAGGGGAATTCACCTGTTCAAACGTGAGAACGGTATTGTGTAGGATGTAGTCGTATGCTGCATCTACAGCAGCCTTGAGTAAGGCCATTCTGCTCATCAGTGTAAGATTTTCTTGCTCACTCATTGATTGCCTCCAAAATATGTTTCCTACTCTTAGCACGAGGATATGGCAGCCAGTCGCCTGGCTGATTTCGGAACTTCGTCGGAACGTGCCTGACCTGACCGCCTCGGACCTGTAGTCGCTTTGAGGCGGCGTATTCGCCTCAAATGTGGGCGAGTGCATCATGAGGGGCTTTCGCCTGCTCACGGGCTTCCCCGGCCTCTTGAGCGGCAATCCGGGACGTATATTCAGCTTTCTGGTCCTCGATTGCCTGCCTCCATGCCGCTTCTTCATCGTCAGGCGCGGACTGCGGGGCTGGCTCCGGTGCGGGCTTCGGTGGACGTGGAGTCAGGGTCAGACGTGCGGACCGGGCGGCCTTGGCGGGTGCTGGCGGATTCAGCGTGTCGGCAAGAAGGCGGGCGGCCTGTGCCTGCCAGTCTCCCACCATTTCCGGCGGTATTCCGCCATTGTCGCCGTCCTGTGGGGTACCCAGACCACGGATGCGGCGGACAGATGACAGAAACCTGTGAGTGTTCCTCGCGCTCTCAATGACCTCCTTCATGCACAACCTGACTGCGGTTGATGTCATCGGGCGGTTTCTGATGGCGCTAGTGACGCCGGGCAGATATCCCATGGCTGTGTTCAGGACCTCGGCGACACGATGGGTGTTGTTCTCCATCAGGTGGATGACGGCAGAGGGAAGGATGACATCAGGTTTTACGGAGATACCATAAGACGGTGTAGACGTGCGAGGGTCGCCAGCCATTCGGCCAGTGCCTGCCATGTGTCCTCATTCTGGCGGCGCAGGACCACCGCAAGGCCATCATCGGCAAGATACCGGGCGCGGCGAATATCTTCCGACAGGTCACATGCTACCAGTGCGCCGGGATTCAGGTCCACGGCGTCCGGATGCGCGATGACAACATTTGTTCGCACCTCGAAACCATCTGAACGGTGATTCACGAGTGCGCGGGCATGAGGCTGATAGTCGCCAGTCCGCGCACCTCTGGTGCCCTTGGCGACTAGTTCGATGCCCTGCCCGATGAATTTTGACCTCAAGCCGCCCCGGTTCAGGTCAGCGCGAAACCTGCGGAAATCCCCGCGTGGATTATAGAAATCACTCCCGACTGTCTGCCGGTGGTATTCAGCCAGAGCGTCCGGGTCCAATTCGTCCGGCTCGCCTTCTTCCGTCTTCGTTTTTCCTGATGCGTACCATGCGGCCCACTCCGCGTCCTCGTCGTCATACTGGTCGAGTTCAGGGACGTAGATAGTGAAGCCACGGTCAAGGAAATGACGCTTTAGACGCTCCCGGACGAACTGCCAGTCTTCAACCGAAAGCCCGGCCCGGTTGATATCAATGCCTACATGGTAGTGACGTTTCACAATCCAGCCGTTGTCCGCAAAAACGTCATGCGTTCCGACATAGAGCGGAAGAACAATGCCGCGCAGGATTCTGATTCTGTGTTCTGCGTCGTACAATGCCGCCGCCATGGCGCTGTAGACGCGCTGGCCGTCTTATCGCAAATCACAGACATCATGCACGCCTGATGGGTGCGTCCAGTGTCCCACCGCTGTCAGCCTGACCATGATGTGTTTGTGATTTCTGCGCTCTGCCCGGCGCTCGGTCATGAACGTTTTGAATTCCTTGCGCCAAAACGTTGCGTCCGTGTTCCTGACGGTCTGGAACAACCGGGAGCGCCTGAGCAATGCCGCCGCCGGGATGCGTGATGGGTGCATCGTAACGGATGCGATATCATGCAGGCTTGCCGGATTTCCGAACAAGTCGAGGTTTGTGGCCCGAAGAATCTTTGCGGCAAGCCCTACGTCCTGACGCAGCACCTCGTCCCTGCCTGCCACGTCATCGGCGTCGGGCGCGGGGAGACGGAGCCGTTCCCGGTCCTCCACGTCTTCCCAAAACTGCCGCCTGTCGCCAACCATAAAAAACACCCACCGCCTGCGCGATGAGTGTTGAAAACCGGGCCAGAGGCGGGATAACTTAACTCATCGCGTGTCGTTGCGAACCAAGCCCGTTTCTCTGGTCACTGTCCTTGCCGGGACTATCAGAGAGCGGGCTTTTCTATATTGAACAGTTTCAGGGTGGCGGATTTCAACGTTCCCGTGCTGTTCCGCTGCTTTTTCCATGATTTCCGGGGTAGCAGGTCAGCCAGGGCGATTAGCCCTAGCCTGACCGGGCCAGCATTAGGCCCGCACCCGGTAGTCCCGGCCCATGCTCTCCGGGATGCCGCATCTGAAATGCGGGCGGATTTGCACAGCCTTCCCGCTTTTGTAGTGCCTCCAATGTCCCCTTACGGCATGTGGTCGGGCCTGTTCCCGGCGACTTGTGGCCATCCGGCGGCGCTCGTCCCATGCCGGAACCTTGTCGAGGTTCCAAATGATTGGGCGGCATGGCAGGTCAAGCGGACGGCCCATCCGGCGGCGCTTCTTGTTAGTCTCTCGGGTGCGGCGCTCCTCGGCATGGTCAACGGGTGCAAGTTCAGCAGGGGTGCCGGGCTCGGCTAGAGTGGCGGCGGCTACTGCAATGTGAAAAACTATATTCAGCACCCCCGACCTCTCCTCTGGGAGCGCCTTGACAGTCATTCCGTCAGGCTTAATCCAGCCGGTAGCATTCCCATACAGGCGTGTTCTGGTGCAGCCCCAGAGACTCACCTCAATTCCGTCCACTACAGACCTTATGCTTCCACCACTTAAGCTATTCTCCCCTGCGTACTCAATCCACACCTCGTCCGCGTCCATGTTGCCCCAAAACTGCGCGCACCCCACTAATTATCTCATCATGCGTGACCTTGTGCGCAGTACCTATGACCATTCTGTTGATTGTTGTTTCGGCAATCTGGATTCTTGGTATTGTGTCGAACCGTGGGATTCTGCACCCAAACTTCTGCCTGAATGATTCCCCGTTTTGGTAAATCACTTCTGCAAGCGTCTCCATCGGTCAGCCCTCCGCCTGCTGCTGGCGCTGGGCCTGCTCAACCTTCGTCGGGCGACCACGGCGACGGGAGACGCGGGCAAACCCAGACGCCGCGGCCATGTCGTCAAGCCACTTGTCGAGGTCAGCGGGGCGGTACATGACCTTGCGCCCGATGCGGATGTGGACAGGTGCAGGCGGCAAGACGCCGATGGACGCACGACGACGCGGG